TCCTCTTCTCGTGGTACTCAATGAGCTGTAAGAACTCTGCTAGGATTTCTTCGTAATCTGATTTATACCGTTTCACAGGGGTAGACTTCTTCTCGAGCATCTCTTCTACGAACTCCCTGCCGTACATATCCTCCATGTACAGGGTGTACTGCTGTGCTGCGCTACCGTGTTTCATTCCCCACATATTACAAGCCGCACACTGAGGATGGACGTTCTCTATCTCTAACGCCCAGTAGGATGAGCTTCCTTTTGGTATGAAGTGTCCTCCCTGCATATCCTTATAGTGTTTAGTAACACCACACGAAACACAGGAGCAGTAACCGTTATCATCTGATGCGGCAAGTCTGGCTAATTTTTGTACAGCTTTGTAGCATTCCTGCTTTAACTGTGCGGAAGTCTTCGTCTTTGATTTAGACTTTCTCTTGGCTCGTCTGGGTGCTGCTCGCTTTATCGCCAAAACCTACCATCCTTGAGGGATAGTAATGTTTTCTCCGCTCTTCGCTGTGTCTTGTTGTCCATCCTGTCGTACCGCATCTTAAGTAACGCGATACTGAACTCTTTCTTGGTGATGGGATAGGCTTGAAGTGCTATCTCCACATCCAAGGGAATTACATACTCATGATTTGTTTCCATACAGCCCTAGCCTCTTGGTGTAGTGAGAGGTGTACTTTCTGTGTAACTCTATTTGAAGAGCCACTAAGGCATTGTATGTTTCCTTTACTTGTTTGTCTTCAAGTTTATCCAAGCCGATCTGCAATTCATCAATGGCTTGATGTATTACTTCCATCATGTCGCTACTCATGCTCACTCCTTATAAAAGATATGCCTACCTATCTGCCTTCGAGTCTGTAAGCCGTCAACCCAATAAGGATTAACATCATCCCTGTGATAATAGGTAGAGCCTTCAGTTACATCGTACAATCTCTCAGCGTGTATCGCGATAGATAAGGCTTGCGTGTAAGCATCCTCATCCGTAATCGTTTCAGGCTTGCCATCGCACCAATACGAGAAGTGGCATTGATTTCTCAAAGGACTGCCCATCCAATACCTGCCTTGCTTTACCACTTCGCAAGGAGTGTCCGGAAAGTAAGGGCTATGCACTCTGTTCATAATAGTATTCGCTACTGCAACCTGCCCTTCTAGTGGTTCTGATCTAGCCTCAAAGTAAATAGCCATTGCTATACATACAATCTCAAACATCAGGTTTTCTCCCTGCTTTTCTATGTTTAAACCCAACCTCGATGTGTCTGCGCTTAGGTTTAGGGTTACCTCCATGCCTCTTGCGTACTACATACTTTTCCCCAACAGGAAAGACATAATAGATAACCCTCTCTGAAGCAGCGCACCACTCAGCCTCTTCCAAGGCTCGGTCAAGATCGTTAAATACAATCATGGTTCTGCCTGTGGAAACGGAACAGATATACCAAACTTATCAGATAAGTGACGGTTTAGAACCTGATAGATTTCGTTGTACTGCTCCTTCTTGATATGAGCGGTTGAGTCTTTTCCAGTGATAGCTTTTTGGATAGGTCGCCAGAGAAACTTCTTAACAAGATCATCAGACCAAGGAATGTCTACTTCCTGCTTAATGGTCTTTTTCATGTCATACCCTGCATCGTTCAAAGCCGTTGCTAGATTTCTACAGTACAGGTGCAAGGCATTGTTTTGCTGCTTGGTTCTGGTGCTTCCAATAACCCACTGGAAAGTAATCTCACCTCTCTCCTCGTAAGTCTTATTGACGAACTTAATAAACTCGTCACGGCTTGCGGCGTTTTTGACTGTCCAAAACTCACAGTTACTCAAAGTCGACCACCTCCGTTACGTTTACGCCTATCACTTTGCACACCTTTACCAATGTATGCACAGTAGGGTTAGGGCGCGAAAGGAACGCGCTATACGTCCCTCTCGACCAACCCAAGGCGTTAGCAATATCAACAGACTTTATACCGTTGTCTTTTTGATACTTTCTGATACTTTCGCCTACATGAATCATTAGAATGGTATATCCTCTAGTGAAGGTGCTGATGATTCTTCCTGCTTAGGAACGAAGTCGTCAACAGAAATGCTAAGGAAAGGATTGCCTGTCTTAGACATCTTGATCCAACCTGCAATCTTGAACTCGTTACCTTTGTAGTTAAAGCTGCCCTTGTAATCAGGAGCTTTCTCGTTAGTCTTCTCAGTCTGCTTAAACAGCACACCACGGTTAGTGTTATCGTATTCCATCTTTATCTCCTTCTTCGTTAAACTTCTTGATTGATTTAGTGTATATCTTTCCACCATACAACATGAAAAGCATACCTTTAGCTTTTAACACTCTCGTTTTTGCTCCAAAATTAGGGCGGTAAACCGTGACTTTCTCAAACGGATCAAGATCAAGCTGCGCCCTAGCATTAGCGGCAAGCAGGTTAAAATCCTCAATATTCTTATAGATCAAAGATTGTTTATTGTCTTCAGCAAAGAACTGCCACAATTCATAATCTCTTCCGTTTTTCAATGACAAAATTTTTGTCCAAGGATTAAAAGTTTCTCCGGCAGGTTCGGCTCTTAAGTTGCATAAACTTATGCCTCGCCATACTCTATAGCCATTCTCGTCAGTTACAGCATTTACCTTACCCATACCTCCCTCCTAAAAGGCTTGTACGCCCTCCTCAATTAACGCCACAGCTCTAGTCAAATGCTCTTCGAGCTTGGCAATGTAATCCTCATCTCTCTCAATGCGAGTAATGAAGAAGTCCTCCTCTGGGCAATAGGACATAAAGTCCCACCACTTCCTTCCTGTTATCCACAGATTGCCCATGACCTGTGCATAATACTTTGACGGTATAACCTGAGCCTTGAGCGTCTTAAGATGCGTTTCAGGCATAGGGCATTTAATCTCTAGCCCTCCGTCCTCTCCTACCAGACCGTCAGGTGACGATCCAGTAGCTAGTGTGTCGTGTAAACAAAACCCTACCTCTGTAACCTCTTGGTCTGTGATGAATGAATAGAAATCCCTAGCCTCAGGTTCTAACTCTGTCCCTCGCAGCATCCATTCATTCTGCTCGAACTTGGTAGGCTGCCCAGTAACCTTCTCCATGATTAACTGGTCAATATACCCTTGTGCAGACTTAGACCATTCACCTTTCGTGGTGACAATCCTTGAATACATTGAGGCAGAAGGAACGCCGCAACGAGCTTGCAGCCATTCCTCTGTTCCTTGTTCGCACTCAATAAGCCTCATTTCTAGCCTCTTGAATCTCAAACTCCACCAGGCTAACTAACCTATCAAGCTTGTCTGATACTTCAATCGGAGCATTAAGAATGCTAAAGATGTCAGACTTGATTTCTGCTAGTCTTTCTAGCTCGCGTTGTTCTTCCTCTTCCAACGCCTCTTCCTGTGCAGACAAGTAACGCTCTAGGTCTACCATTACTGGATCGCTCATTTCATTGTCTCCTTTTTCTTGTTGAGTGCAGATAAAGCCCTGTCGTAATCCTTCAGCAGCAGCCCGCTAACAGACGAAACTTTAAAGATAGAGCAGAACTTAGCTACATCGCTTTTCGTTTCCTCTAAGAGCTTATTGAGCGTCTTAGCCTGATCGTCAGAGATGGTTGAGTTATCTTCTGGCAAGTCCTCCCCTGCGTAGATGTAAGAGCCAAGGCCAAACATTGAAATTGCTTTGACTAAACATCTCATCTTAGTGTCAGAAATTTGACGGCTAGTCGGTTTAGATATGGCGTTGTTGCGGTTATCCATCACTGGCAACCACATAGGACGAGTAATACCGTCTACAGTCAGGGTGCAATGTACCGTCACTGAATCGTCAGGGTGATACTCATTAGGCTCGAACTGATACACAGCATCAGGGTAATGTTCCATCAGCTTCTGCCATGCCCAAGCCCACGAGAGGTAAGTCAGATTGCCTTTCTTCTCGGTGTAGTCGTTTACGTTGATCTTGCTAAGCGTTTCCCAAGTCATGTTATTCCCCTCTTAAAATGGTTTGAATTCTAGGATTTTGGCGTTCTGGATTTCGCCTTCTTCATACTGGCGTTGGAACTTCTTGTAGGCTGCGACCGCAATGTCCGCATTACAATCTAGGACGTATCGAGCGTAACCCCTGAGTGCTTCAATGGCTCTTTCGTGAAACATCGCTATATCAAACAGGCGACCAGATTGCAGTGCTTGCACTAGGTCTGTGGCGAATGTCTCGCAGTAGGCTTGCGTGTGGAGTGCGCTGATTAGGAAGTCAAAACCAGATTCTCTGATAGCCAAAGCCACAAACTCATCAACTATCTCATCTGG